TGAATCGAGCCGATCACGTGGAGAATATAAAGAAACTCTATGATCGAATCCGGTTGGCTAGCGAGATGATAGACGAATCTATCCGTTCCGGTCTGGACTTGCTTGATTGTGTCGATAAGGCAAAAGAGGTTTTAAAATTGAAGATGCAGATCGAGGTGTTAAAGCCGGAAGCGAAAAACAGTGTTCCGGTTAAAAATCAGATTTATAAGATACGGAAGGAGTTAAAGAAACTGATGAAGAAAGTACCGTCACAACACTAACACAACACGATTAATTACATTTTTATAAACACTTTAATAAACACGAAATTATGAACACTTGGTTTTTAACGAAAATTCGCTACGAGAAAGTAATGGAAAACGGGATGCAAAAGAAGGTAACTGAACCGTATTTAGTCGATGCGCTAAGTTTTACCGAAGCAGAAGCACGAATAATTGAAGAAGTAACGCCGTTTATCTCCGGTGAGTTTACAGTGTCCGACATTTCCCGCGCACATTATAGCGAGATATTTACTAGCGAAGAGGATTCCGCCGATAAATGGTTTGCCGGGCGACTTGCTTTCACTACACTTGACGAGAAAAGCGGCAAGGAGAAACGGACGTATACAAACGTACTCATACAGGCGGCAGACATTCACGACGCAATGAAGAAACTCGACGAAGGTATGAAAGGAACTATGGCGGATTATTCTTCGATCTTGCTTAAAGAAACGGCGATTGTAGATGTTTATCCGTATGAAGCGAAAAATAAAGAACAACAGAAACATGATTAAACGACATTGGATGCTATTAATAGCCGTGATAGCTATCCCAATAGGAAACCGCCTATTCAACCATGTTAGCGCGTGGTTGGGCGTTATGGTTATTTTATCGGCTGTAATTTTCTTAATTTACAAACTAATTAAATTTTTAAAAATGAAAGATTTTAAGTTTTTACTATTGGCATTTGTTGCCGTTGTTTTGTTCGCTTCATGTGAACGTGTCGCTCCCAATTATGCAGGTGTTTTCATGGAGAATTACGGGAAAGACGGAAAGAACGATTTTTCCATTAAAACGGGACGCGTTTCTACGTGGGAATGGGGCACAGAACTTTTTCAAGTTCCATTATTTGACCAAAGAGGTGACTTTGCCGAACCTGTTACGCTAAAAGCAGCAGACAATACAGAGTTTAAAGCTCGTCCGACTTATTCATATAAAGTGATTAAAGAAAGGGCGGTCGATGTGGTATTCGATAATAAACATATTAGTGACGGAGGCGATTTTATGAGTTCTCTTGAAGATAATATATTGGAGCCGCGTATATATGATTTAATAAAAGAAGAAAGTCGTAAACATAAAACGGATAGTTTGATGGCAGACGGAGGCTCATTGATTTTTGAAAGACGGTTAGAACAAATAATCGAAACGGAGTTTGAAAAACGCGGATTGCAATTACTAACATTTTCTGCACAATTAGAATTTTCGGAAAAGGTACGTGAGAAAATAGACAGTCGTAATGAAGTAAATACGAATATTTCGGTATTAGATCAGCAGATTGAAGAACAAAAGAAGTTAAACGAGTTAGAACAACTAAAAACAGAACAGGCTATCATCCGGTCAAGAGGATTGACTAAAGAAATTTTGTACAAACAGTTTATTGATCGTTGGGACGGGAAAACGGCGTTATATGGGATTGTTCCTGACTTCTTGAAAATAACTAAATAACAACGCGCCGGGTGAAAGCCCCGGCAAATCGGATAAGTGGCGGAATTGGAAACGCCTAGTTATGTAAGGTTGATCGCCAGACATTCCGTTAATGCGGTGCGGCTCTTGAAGTATCATTCCCGGTTCGAATCCGGGCTTATCCACTATTCACAAACCAATTAAAATGACATGGCAAAGTATAACAATGTAAAAATAGACGGATACGACTCTAAAAAGGAATATCGACGCGCTAAGGAGTTGAAACTACTCGAAAAGAAGGGGATTATAACTGGATTACAAGAGCAAGTAAAATACGAGCTTATTTCGCCTCAATATCGTTTCTATGAAGTGCAGGGAGTGCGGAAGATGCTACGTAAAAAGAAGCTGATCGAACGAGGAGTTTACTACATCGCTGATTTCGTTTATTATCGGGATGGTGAGTATATCGTCGAAGATACTAAAGGTGTTCGGACAAAGGAGTATATAATCAAACGTAAGCTCATGCTTTACGTTCATGGAATTAAAATAAAGGAGGTATAAGAATGGTGAAGAAAACAGCACAAAAGCAAGTAAAACACGATTGTCGAACGTGTCGCAACGGAGGAAGAGAGAATAATTTTATTTGCTATTGTTCCGTCCTGAAAGTAGGACGGGCGATCGGGATAAGGATTTGTAGTTATTATGTCGCTCGATAGACTTTATAAGTGTGATGAATATAGACGGATATACGCTAACCGAAAAGATGCGAAAAGCGCGACGACGTTTCAGATTTACCGCCACCGAACAAGCCCTTTTTTACGAATTAGTGGCTATTTGTAACGGCGAAGATTGGAGGGACGTTTTCGATTGCTCGAACATTGAACTTTGTTTTGCGCTTAACGTGAATGAGAAAACACTAATAAAAGCCCGTGAGTCTTTAATAAATGCAGGATTGATTTATTATAAATCTGGTAAGAACAAACGTATTATAAGCTCTTATTCTTTCGTGAAGGAATTTAAAACTACTGTAACAACTACTGTAAATTTTACAGCCAATCAAACAGCCAATGAGACAGCCAATAGTACAGGGGATAGTACAGGAGTTAAGGGAGTCAATGATACAGGGGATAGTACAGACTATAATAAACTAAAACAGAAACCAAACATAAATATACTCTCTAAAGTCTCTCATGGAGATTTTGATTTTATATCTAATGAGTTTTTAGAGACGTTTACTCTTTGGCTTGAATACAAGAAAGACAGGCGGCAAAATTACAAATCGGAAAAGTCACTCAAAGCGTGTTACAACAAATTAGTGAAATTGAGCAAAGGTAATCCGGCGGTCGCATCTCAAATCGTAGATGAATCGATTGCGAATAATTGGGCGGGATTTTTTGAACTAAAGAACAATAAAAACGAATATGGAAACAAGAAGCAAACAGACTCTACCGATAGCGGCGATTCTATCATACGGACTACCGTACTATGACGAGCCGATAGAAGTAGAAAAGCGCCCAGAATGGTTTAAGGCGTGTTGCAAATACGTTTGCCCTGGCTTTAAGATTGACGATTCGAATAAAAACTTAATGAATCAATTGTTTTTATACACAGAGGGGCGATCCGGGAAGCTAGACGCGAATAAAGGGCTATTGTTACGAGGCGACATCGGTACAGGAAAAAGCACTATTATGCAGATTCTAAACCGATATAGCTATTTCACACGCGGCAAAGCAAAGGGCGGCTATCCGATCGGTGGTTTTAGGATTGATTCGGCTTCCTGTATTGCAAACGGCTTTTCGATGCGCGGAAAGGATGCACTAGAATTGTATACTTACAACAACGGTACTCCGCGAATGATCTGTTTTGATGAACTAGGACGCGAGCCAATCCCGGCAAAGTATTTCGGTACTGAACTAAACGTGATGCAGTATATTTTCCAATGTCGGTACGAGTTGAGACATGAGGCAATAACTCATGTTACAACGAACTTAACGATTAAGGAAATACAGCGTATTTACGGCGCGTATATCGCGGATCGAATAAATGAAATGTTTAACGTCTTGGACTTGAACGGAGCTAGTAGAAGATAATTAATACAACGAAACCATGCGAAGCAGAAAAAAGAAACTTGTGTACTTTAAAAAGATTCCGGTTCGCGTCGATCTGGAACAATGGCAAAGGCTCGATAAGATTCGCGCTGACTATCATTTTAAAAGCACATACGAGATTATGCAGTACATTTTAGGCTGCTTTCTCCGGGTTTCCGATCCGATGCCCGGCGATGATGATGAAGAAGTACTACCGGACGAAATCAAAGAAATGTTCTACGATCTATCACAGGCGGAACGACATTTCGAGTATGTAAAACCAAAACGAAAACTACCACAACACAAGGTAGACGAAATGAACGGACAGAAACGATTAGAAGGATTTTAATATGGTTAAAAAACTATCAAACACAAATTATTTGCACGATGTATCAGCAGACCCCGTCGCGGCAAACGAACGAAATCGGAAATATATAGACCGATTTGTATCAGAGAATTATAACGGTTTAGTTGCCAAGTTTTCACCCTTAGACGGTACGATAAATTCAAGTGCTTTCGGAGCACTCGATAAATTAAACTCTACGATTATCTCGCTCTATACTGATCCGAATTTACACTTTACGGATTGGGAGCAGGCGAAACAATATTTATCGAACAAGTTTACAGAAAAGGCGATTCGCGTTCCGGTGAAGAAACCTGTAAAAAGCGAAGTAGTAGAGAATGAGGACGAGATTATTAACGATTAATATTGTTGTTTCGATGAAAGACGTAGAACTATTTAACGACCATTTCCAGAACTATAAAACATACGGTATTCCGAAAGCGCAACTAATCATTGCGGATATTCCCTATAACATCGGGAAGAACGCGTACGGATCTAATCCATCTTGGTATATCGACGGAGACAATTCTAACGGAGAAAGCGAATTAGCCGGAAAAGAGTTTTTCGATACCGATAAGGATTTTCGAATTACTGAATTTCTTCACTTTTGTAGCAAGATGCTCGTTAAAGAGCCGAAAGAAAAAGGAAAATCGCCCTGTATGATTGTCTTTTGCGAATTTGAACAACAATTCGAACTTATCCAGAAAGCGAAGGAATACGGACTTAGCAATTATATAAACCTCGTATTTAGAAAGAACTTTTCAGCACAAGTTTTAAAGGCTAATATGAAGGTCGTTGGTAATTGTGAATATGGTGTGCTCTTGTATCGGGACAAACTGCCAAAGTTCAATAATGGCGGTCGGATGGTATTTAATTGTTTCGATTATCCTAGAGACACGGATACACCGCGAATTCATCCGACACAAAAATCAGTTCCGTTGCTTGAGCGGTTGATCGAACTTTTCACCGATGCGGGTGATGTTGTGATAGACCCATGCGCCGGAAGTGGGACAACATTACTTGCAGCCGCTCAATGCGGGCGAAAAGCATACGGATTTGAGATAAAGAAGAAGTTCTATGCAGATGCGAATAAAATCATTTTGTCGCGGATGCAGCCTAGAATGTTTGTGTAGAATGGTAAAAACTGAAAATATTTAGATTAGCTATACAGAGATTGAAGAACTACTGTATAGCTAAAATCTAAAAGTTGCATGTATTTTAAACTCGTTTAATAACTATAAATTGCCCTTTCTCTAATTTAGATGTTAATTCTTTGTATTTTCTGAATGCTTCATCTTCGGTTAACAAAAAGTAAACTGAGTCGGTCATAATCGTAGTAAAGCTTCTGGGATCACATTGATAGAGAATAAAACCAAATAAATATTGTTCCATAGATATAAAATAAAAATAGAGTTATTATAACGATTCAAATATAATTATTTTATTTAAGGAATAAAAGAAATAGCAATAAATAAGCCTTTTTCGGGTTTTATAAACCATATAAAGTAATGAATCAAACACAGAATAAGCCAAAGTATTATTATTCCCCTCGCTTCAATCACTTCAATATCTATCGACAGGATTCGGGTAAAGATACGTATGTTGATTGTGTGGCTACACAGGAAGAAGCGAAACGGAAAGTCTACGAGTTAAACGGATGGAATTACAAACCTAAAAATAGCACGGTAAAATGAGTAAAGTAAAACAGTACATTAAAAAAGCCACAAACGAGCGCATCCGCTCGCGTGGCTTAATCCGAAAAGTCGCTATCGAAGCGGCTCGGATACAGAGAGACGAAACGAGGCGGCAAGCTATCGAAGTGTATAAACAAATGTGTCCGTCTAAGAACTGCAAAGGTTGTGCGAGTCGGGTTCATAAACAGGAAACGCAATCGACCCGATGCGATGGGAATTGCGCCCGGATTAGATTACTTATTAACGGACTGGATCGGATCGAAACGTTATGTATATAATCAGGCGTATTCAATGCAAATCGGGCGATGTGTCCGAGACGCATTTAGTTGAGATAGAAACGGACGACATCGAGGCGACACGAAAGGAGTTGCACGATTGTTATCAATGTGATAAGATTCTTTTTAATTATGACGAACTAATAAAATAAGACATGAAAAAATTAAGAAAGACAACACGTGAACGTCTGCCACGTAAAGAAAAGAAAGTGATGCTAAAGTATATGAGTCGTCTGGCTTTTCATGCTATGATGAATTGGAACTACGATTATTTCGGTGGTATTAATCCTTTAGATTTATTATTTCATGAGTAGAAACCCATATTACATTAAGATGATTAACTCCAACAAATGGAAGTTACTCCGTGCTAGGAAGCTACAAAGCAATCCGGTTTGTGAGATGTGCGAGGCGAATGGACTAAGCACACTCGCAACGGAAGTACATCACAGAATAGCTGTTGAATCCGTATCGCATGAACTTGGAATGAGACAGCTAATGTTTGATTACGGCAATCTGGAAAGTCTATGCCATTCGTGCCACTCTGATACGCATCGACGTGCTTTCAGTCATTCGAAAGAGGCGGTTCAGGCGAACAATCGGAGGGCGACGGAACGGTTTGCGAAAAAGTTTTTGAAATGATATTCATAATTATTATATTTGCAAAAAGTAATATAAATATGGAAACACAAGAAGGAAATAGTTTTGTAGATCGTTTATACTCATCTACGTTGCCAATAAAATTAGTTAATTTGGCAAAACCCATTGTAACTGATCATCTTCATAAATGCATTGAAGATAAAACGCTTAATTATGATGAATTAGGTAATGATAGAGAAAAGAAAATTAAAAATGCCCTTGTTATTTTTACTAATCTTCAAACGGTTATTGAGGACTTAAATAAGGTGATTTATTTCTTAGGCGCGACCAAAGAAGATGTGCAAAAGATGTATCCCTCAATGTCTTTAGAAGATTATTATAATTATCATCTAGAAAATTATGTAATAAGAGTAAATTCAATACCTGATGTGTTAGCTGGGTTAGGCAATCTTATTTGTGGATGGGGAATAAACCCTAGGTCTTGTTATGGAACTAGTATACCGAATAGTCCCCAAATAGCCAATCAAGATATAAAAGACAAGATGAACTCATTACTATCTCAAACTCAATCAATAAGAAGCATAAGAAATAAGAAGGTTCATTCTGGTAGTGCTGAAATTGATTATTTTGAACAAGCCACAGTATGGGATTCAATTGAATCTATAGGAATTCCATTAACTCCCGAGTTAGAACAACTCTCTAAAGAGAAGAAAGTAGAAGCTACCGAGGTAATAAAGAACGAAATAAACGGAGTGCTAGATGATGTTATTGCCTTACTGGATATTATGTCTTCTTCTTTAAATTAACTTATAATATTCTTTTTGGTATTAAACTGCCGTTCCCCTTGACGAGAGGGGGGCGGTTTTTTTATTTTTTAACGCGATACGCTAAACCCACCTCACCTCATATTTACACGCGCGAGTAATTTTTGAAACGAGGGGGTGCGCGTTGGGGGTAAGCTTTTTGTGCGCATCTTCCGAGCTACCAAATACTTGCAATCTTTTCCTATATGCAAAAAGCCTATAAAAATGTGTGATTTGGACGACATAAAAGAAAAGATTCGCGCCGCGATGGAGTCGCAGGGAACATATACGGAAGATTTAGACCTCTGTATAACTCTTTGCGCAGGTTCATATATGGCGTTTCAAATTGCACTAAACGATATTTCAAAGAAGCGTATGAAGTCATACGTGAAAGAAGTGTCCCGCGAAAATAATGATAAACTTACGGCGCATCCTGCTTTCAAAGTTTTATTCGATGCACTCGAAGCAACGCGCAAACAATTACGCGAACTTGGTTTGACCTTTCAAACGCTTTCTGCATCTGACGACGACGAAGTAAACGACCTGATTAACGAAGTAAACAAAATAGATCGCGATGAACAAGGAGAATAGAGACAATTTGATAGCGTTAAAGCAGTCGGTTATCTCCGACTTGCATAACATCGACGTTGATTCGTATAAGCTAGACAAGGCAGACGAAAGACTAAATGTGTATATCAAAGGTTGTATTAACAATCCGGACGCGCACAACCTTTACGAGTTACTAGCCGTTCACCGCTTCTTTGTTTTCCTCGATAAATACGAGTTTCGGATCAAGGAAGTAAAGAAGTTCGTCACGTTCTATGAGCGTTTGAAGTTTTCCGGCACGAAGGGAAAAACTAGATACAAGCTGACTCCGATACAAGTGTTTCAGTTCTCTAACATTCTCGCATTTTACAAGCCCGGAACAAACAAACGTTTGATTCGTGAAGCTCTTCTATTCGTTCCACGTAAATTCAGTAAGACAACAAGCGTAGCGAGTCTTTCGATTAACGATTTGTTGTTCGGTGATGCGAACGCACAAACATACGTTGCTGCAAACTCATATAATCAGGCGAAAGTTTGTTTTGATGAAATACGTAATATTTTAAAGTCTCTCGATCCGAAGTTTAGGCACTTCAAAATTAATCGAGAAATCATATATAACCGCATAAAGGGAAAAACCTCTTTTGCCCGTTGCCTTGCCTCTAACCCGGATAAATTAGACGGACTTAACGCAAGCATGGTAATAGTAGACGAGTATTCACAAGCCGATAGCGCCGCATTGAAGAATGTATTAACTTCCTCAATGGGCGCACGGCTCAACCCTTTAACCGTAGTAATTACGACCGCATCCGATAAAGAAACGGCTCCATTCGTCGAAATGCTCAAAATGTATAAATCGATCCTACGAGGTGAGATTGAAAATGATTCCATATTTGCACACATCTTTGAGCCAGACGTAGACGACGAGGAAGGCGATCCGGCAACGTGGCGTAAAGTGCAACCACACATGGGTATAACTGTTTATGAAGATTTCTATATCGACGCATACCAGAAGGCTTTATATAGCGCACCGGACGCGCTAGAGTTTCGAACAAAGTTACTTAACGTATTTACTACCGACCAAACAACAAAATGGATTGAGGCAAAGCAGATCGAAGAACGATTCAAAGATATTAGAATAGAAAATATTGGTACTTATCCGCTTACGATGGTGGCGGTTGATTTGTCCGTTCGAGACGACTTCTCTTCGGTTACTTATAATATCTATTCGAAAGAAAGCGGCTCTTTTCATTCGCATACGGACTACTATTTCCCGGAAGGAGCTTTGAAAGATCATCCGAATCGGGAACTTTACGAAGGTTGGGCGAAAGCGGGCTATTTAATTCTTTGTGACGGTGATATTATCGACTATCAGCAAATAGTAAACGATATACTTGCACGTGCAAAGTATCTACAAATTATGGGAGTTGGCTATGATCCTTATAAATCGGCTGAATTTGTAAATCTTCTTACTTATTCCGTAGGCGGTGCGAGTGAATATATTAAGCCTGTTAAACAGACATACGGAACGTTTACAAGCCCTATCGAATCCTTTGAACTTGCTTTGTATCGGAGTAAGCTCACCTTTAGCCCTAATCCGATTACGCCATACTGTTTTAGTAATGCGGTATTAGACGAAGATCGGAACATGAATAAGAAGCCAGTCAAGAAAACGCATAACGCGAAGATTGATTCGACTATAACAAACCTAATGACATTCTACTTATTTAATAACATGGAGGTATAATGAAACTATCTTTTAATTTTGAATTGGGACGTTCAAAGACGCAAAAACGCGCCTTAAATGCAGAGATGAGCACAACGGATAAAGATGCGGCGATAAACTCCCGATTACCATCGTTACCCGGTCAGCCAATAGATGTGCATAACAGTAATCAAGCAATGAAACTTTCAGCCGCATATAGATGTACTTCTATTCTTTCGGGGACTATCGCGTCTTTACCGCTTATAATTAAACGGAAAAAAGATGGATATTTCTCACCAGACGAGGAAAACGATTTATATACGATATTAACCCGTATGCCTAACCGACGAATGAATAGTTTTGAAATGGTTAGGAATATGGTTGTTCAAATCGTAAATCAAGGAAACGCCTACATCGTTATCCGTCGAAAGTTCGGCAGTGTCAGCGAGCTTGTATTATGCGCAAATAATACAGTAACCTATGACAAATTGAATGATGTTTATATTATTTCTGATCCATATAACCGGATATATGGGCGTTTTGAATCCTACGAAATAATCCATCTTAAAAATAATAGTTTGGACGGGGGATATACAGGAGTAAGTACAATAATGTACGCTAGCCGTATCTTTTCCATAGCCGCTAGTGCAGATAATCAGAATTTACGAACCTTTCAGAATGGAAGTAAAATAAAGGGGCTTGTTTCCGGTGCAAAAGAGATAAATAAAGGGTTGCCCGGTGCAGGTATGACGGATATTCAACTTTCTACGGTTGGGGATCGTATAGAGGAACAACTAAACACAGGAAGAGACATTATTTCAGTTCCCGGCGATGTTGGATTTCATCAACTTTCTATAAATCCGGTTGATGCGCAGTTATTGGAAACAAAGAAATTCAGTATTCTTGATATATGTAGATTTTACGGGGTTCACCCGGATAAAGTATTTGCCGGACAATCTACTAATTACAAAGCTTCTGAAATGAGCAATGTTTCTTTTTTGACTGATACACTGCAACCAATATTAAAACAAATCGAGGCTGAATTTAATTACAAGCTGATTCCTAATTCAGTCGCTCACTTATATAGTATTTCATTTGATTTGTCATGCTTATATCAAACCGATTTAACGACACAAGCAAGCTATTATAAAGCTTTGGAAGAAATGGGAGCTCATTCCCCGAATGATACTCGTAGGGCTTTAGGAAAACCGCCCGTTGAAGGAGGCGACAAAGTGTTTATCTCCTGCAACGTTCAACCAATCGAGGCGGCTAGTCAAAAAGTAGAGCTACCCAAAAACGAAGAAACAAACATATAGTAAAATGATATTTGCAAAATATGGAAATACGAAGTTATACAGAGTTAGGTGCTCCTAAAGTTGGAGATGGAAGAATAATCGAAGGTTATGCGGTTGTATTCGGACAAGAAAGCCGTGTATTGTACGACAGGGAAAAACAACGCGCTTTTGTTGAGGTGATCGAAAAGGGAGCTATAACGGAAGAGTTATTGCGTAGTTGTGATGTTAAAGCTCTGTTAGATCATAATAAACAGAGATTGTTAGCTCGTTCTAATCGTGGTGCGGGAACTTTGTCGCTTGAACTTGACGACTACGGATTAAAATACAGGTTTGAGGCTCCTAGTACTCCCGATGGAGATTTCGCCGTAGAAATGATTAAACGCGGTGATATTTTCGGTTCGTCTTTTGCGTATGCTTTAAATGAAAAGGATAAAACAAAAGTTTCCTATTCAATGAAAGACGGGTTGTTGCTTCGTACTGTACACATGATTGATCGGATTTCCGATATATCTCCCGTTGTTGATCCTGCTTTTTATGGTACAGACGTAACGGTGCGGAGTATGGACGATACGATAGCGGAGTTGTCCGGCGAGAATAAAGACTATCTAAATGAAATTAATAATTTACGCAAATCAATTTAAAACATGAGAAAAGAATTTGAAACTATTGCTCAATACAAAGAGCAGATGCGCGCTATGTTGGATAAAGCAGAAGCGGAAAAAAGAGCACTCGACGCAAGCGAGAAAGAGCAGTTTGAGCAGTTAAAAACAAAGAAAGAACTTTTGGAAATGAAAGTCGAACGCCGTGCGCTTGAAGATATTAACGCGGGACTGGTGTCAGACCGTCGCGTGTTGTTTTCACAGGCTGTTTTTGACGTCGTTAATCATCGCTCTTTGGAAGAATACAACGGAGTAGTATCGGAAGGCGGTATTAAAGTTGTAGAACGTGCGGTGACTGTTACAGATACAACCGATGCGGCTAGCATGGTTCCTGTTACAATCGGTGAAATCATTGAACCGTTAGAAAAAGGCTTGATTATTGATAAACTAGGTATCAAGATGCAAAGCGGGCTTGTAGGTGACCTTGTTTTCCCAACATTGGCGGCTGTTGAAGCAACAATTCAGGGTGAAAACGTTGCGGTTACCGATACCGAATTGAATATCGACAAAATCAAGGCTTCACCCAAACGTGTATCTATTTCTATCCCGGTGTCTAAGCGTGCGATCAACCAAACGAACTACTCTTTGCAGGACGTTGTTTTGAAGCAAATTTCGCTTGGTGTCGCTCGCACTTTGAATAAATGGATGTTTTCGGGAACTGCATTGTCTGGCGCAAGCAATGGGGTGTTTGTAAAGACAAAACCAGATGTTGAATATACAAACGCGTTGACATTTGCGGATATTGTTTCGCTTGAATTTACCGTAATGGATGCGGGCGTAGATGTAACCGACGGTACAGCTGCCTATGTTTGCACTCCAAAGGTGTATGGTGCTTTGAAATCCACTCCCAAAGCGGCGGGGGCTGCTGAAATGATCTGCCAAAATGGTATGGTGAACGGTTATCCGGTTCTTGTTACTAACTACATAGACGCCGATTCTATCGGATTCGGTGTATTCTCCAACGCTGCTATCGGTCAGTTCGGCGATATGGATTTAGTTATAGACCCGTATACCGGAGCGAAAAGTAATGTCGTAAACTTTGTGTTGAATACTGATTATGATATTGTTGTAGCTCGCCCGGAAGCCTTTGCCATCGCAAAGAAGAAGGCTTCTGCTTAATCCTATAACCTATCATTCATTAAAGGGCTGGGGCTTCGGCTCTAGCCCTTTCTAATTTATACAATATGGCACAATACGTAACACTCGAAGAACTCAAACAGCATTTAAACGTTGACTTCGACACGGACGACGCGTATATAACCGGGCTTATCGAACCCGTTCAACTTCTTATCGAATCGTATCTAAATAATCCGCTAGATACCTACGTTCAGGACGCAAAAATAGATCGGCGTATCTGGCACGCGATCCGCATCCTTATAGCGAATTACTACGCAAACCGCGAATCGGTAACATTTGCCACTCCGCAAGTTATTCCGGGGCACATAGAACTATTACTGCAACCTTTAAAACGATATACGTAATGCAAGCAGGATTATTAAACGAAATGATCTCTTTTTACCGTAGCGAGTCAAAGCGCGATAATCTGGGCGGCACGTCTGAAAGTTGGGTGAAAGTATTCGATAAACGCGCATACATTCGCTTTAAGTCGGGTGCACGTAAAGAAGCGAACGGCGAGATATATAATACGACCGTTAATACGATAATGATTCGCATCTGTAAAGAGATCAACGCTAAAATGAGGATCGAATACGACGGGCAGAAATACAAGATTCTATCTATCAATCACGACCGGAAGCAACAAGCAACGGTTATAGAAGCGGAGGTAATCAATGAGTAACGACAATTACACCGGGCGCAACTTGTATCGCGTCGAAGTGGATGCAACGCGAGTAAACGAACTACTTAAACGGTTGAACGATAAAGAAGCAAAGAAGGCAATTTCCTCCGCTCTTAGAAAGTCGATTCTTATCATTCGTAAACAGGCACAGGAAAATCTAGTTTCTGCTGTTAATGATGCGGAATTTAGCAGTTCTAAGAATGGCGTATCGTTCAAACCGTTAAAGAACGAAATAAACATAGCAGTTTATCGCAATGCTTCCGGCGCACGGGTCGACCTGATCGACCGACGCAAAAAGGGATCACGCGCCTATATGCTGAAATGGTTTGAATCAGGAACCAAAGAACGAGCTACCAAAAAAGGAGCGAATAGAGGTATTATAAATGCTTCCCACTTCTTTTCTAATGCGGTCAAATCGAAGCAGAAAGAAGCAGAGAACTCACTAGAGAAAAATATAATTGATTCTATAATGAAAGTAGCAAATAAAAAGAAATGAGTTTATCAATAGGCGCACACGTATACAAGAGATTAAGCGACTCTACAGAGTTGGCAAAATTGGTTTCTGATAAAATATATGCTATCTCGACCAAAACGGAGACATCTTTTCCGTTTGTGATCTACAAACGCAACTCCTTAACGCCGGAATATACGAAAGATAGGTACGGTACGGGTGACACAGTTTCGGTTGAGATCGTTGTCGCCAGTGATAACTATTTGAACTCTGTTACAATCGCGGAAGAGGTACGTAAATCACTCGAAAACAAACGAGGAAGTTATGATAACTTCGATGTGATCGATTCTAAACTAATTAGTGCGAATGAGGATTTTATAGAAGATACTTTTATTCAAAGCCTCGTATTCTCATTTAAAACTGAATAATTAACTAAAACACGATAAAATTATGAGTAAAGCAAAATCTGTGTTAGGAAAAGACCTAATGTTATTCATCGACGGTAAAGCCATCGCACTTGCCACATCTTGCAAATTGGGGCTTTCGGCTGAAACAATCGACACACAAAGTAAAGATTCGGGTATCTGGACGGAAAAGGACATTAAAAAACTTTCTTGGAACGCTTCCAGTGAAAACGTATTTAGCGCGGATGCAGATGCGAATAGCTACGATAAACTATTCGCTTTGTTCTTGGCGCATAAACCTGTTGTTCTGAAATTTGGCGTTGTTGGCAATCCTGACGTAAACGAAATGCCCGCCGCCGGATGGACGCTAGCGGAAGGTGCATATACAGGTAGTGCGGTTATCACTTCGCTAGAAGCAAATGCGCCGGATGGAGACAAAGCAACACTATCAATCAGTTTCGAAGGAACCGGACCGCTTGCAAAGGAAGCAGCTAGTAAATAACTTACGGGCGGTGTTTTGCCGCCCTCTAAACGACTTATTCAATGAAAACAATATCACTTAACGGAAAAGATTTCTCTTTGAAATATACGCTTCGTGCGTTCTTTGTGTTCGAATCTATATCTGGCTATCCGTTTCAGTTCGGGAAATTATTAGATGAATACATTTTGTTTTATTCGTTCCTGATTGCTAGTAATAAGGATTCGTTTAATATGGAATTTGACGAGTTTATAGAATTGTGCGAAAATGATTTGACTCTATTCGAACAATTCAAAGAGTTTATTTTGGATGAAATCAAACTACGTTCGCAATCGGCGGGAAATGACGTAAAAAAAAAGAAGGTGACGACACGGAAACGAAAGCAGTAAGTATTCGCGAACTCTATTCGCGTGTTGTCGGTGAGGGCGGGATCGCTCCCGATTACTTCCTCGATAAAATGGACTTTATCGAGGTTGAATCGTTTATAGACGGATTGAATCGACGCAATCGGGAAGCGTGGGAACAAACTAGATTGTTAGGTTTCATTATAGCGCAATCTAATAGCACAAAGACGCTAAAGCAAACCGATATACTCCGGTTCCCGTGGGATGAAGAAGAAAAGAAAGATACGAGCGTAACGGACGAAGAGATGCAACGATTACGAGCTAAAGCAAAAGAAGTAGAATCACAATTAAACACGCATAAAGATGTCTGATATAGTAACAAGATTATTGCTTAAAACGAATGACTTTGACGCAAATCTAAATAAGTCGAAGAAGAATGTAAACGGGTTTCAAAGCGACATTTCTAAGATGTCTGGCGTTGCAGTATCGGGAGTTATGAAGTTCGCCGGGGTTCTTGGTATTGCCGTAACTGCCTCGGAGGGTTTCAATAAAGTAATGAATAGCAGTCAGACGCTAGGAGATGAATATGCCCGTACTATGGACGGCTTAAAAGGTGGCGTAGAGCAATTTTTCTACTCTATCGGTAGTGGAGACTGGACGCCGTTCATGAACGGGTTAACCGAAACTATACGTCTAGCACGCGAAGCATACAACGCGATGGATCAATTAGGAAATACAAAGATGTCATTCTCTTATTTTGATGCAAAGAATCAAGCAACCATACAAGAACAAATAACTATCTTAAAAGATAAGGATTCAACGGAAGAGCAAAAGAAAGCAGCTAGGGAACTATTAGACAAGACGCTGAAAGACCAAGAGGAAATCGTAGGACAATATAAACAAAGAAGTCAAAACGCATTACAAGCAATGGTAAAGGCGGCAATAGGACTTGACGGCGTAGATGTTTCGGCAATAGATATAGATAAAGTGTTGAGATTAGATGTATCTTCGGTAGGCGATAAACAAAAGGCACAATTAGCGAAACAGTATAAAGACTTCGTAGATGAATACGATCGTTTAAAAGCCAAATTCACAACTTACGAAACGGTGGGTTCTGGAATGAATGTGCACACGGTTACAACAACAGATACAAATGCATTGAGTAAGGCAATAAGCCCGATGTTATCGAAGTATCAGGATGCAATACAATATAACGCGATTTTAGTAAAGAAGAGTGATGAATGGTTGCAGAATTTAATAAACGTTGCAACGGCGGCAGAGGCGGCGGGACGGAATTTATCTAGTATGACGAAAGCGGCGAACCGTGCTTCACAGTCAGGAATAGGCGGTAAAACGCCAAAGGAAGAACCGAAAAAGGGCTCTATCGCTTGGTATGACACGCAAATCGCAGAGCAAAATAAAAAACTTATTGCTGAAACAGACATGCAAGCGCGTTCCGCCATTCAAGCAACAATTAATGAACTTGAATCAAAGAGGATAAGTTTAAAGTTTGTTGTAGAGCAAGAAACGTTCAAAAGTGCTCATGGTGAAATGAAAGACGGCGCTTTGTCTCTTCCGGTAAAACCAACGTATAAAGATAAAGTT